GCATGTTAATAGAAGTGCCTAACGCCATGTTCAGGCGACCGCCGTAGGAAAGACCTGAACAGCAAAATTAACTTTGAAACACACTGAACTTAAACCGTGACGCTTCGGCGGTTCGCCTGGAACTAAGGGTTATATTTATGACTGATGACCAAGCAGAAAGAATAGTAAAAATATTCGCTGAGGCCGGAATGACAATTGAACTTGGTGCGCGGTTCTCCGTTAATGGACAAATTGCGCAATTGCTAAACGGATGCGAAGAATTGATTAACCAATGCGCGATTATCGGCGGGCATGAAGCTGAAAAGTGTAGATTCGCTCCTGATGGTCAGCGTGTTGCTGATGCAATACGGACAAAAATATAACGCTTAGCTAAGCTGACCGCTGTAGTGGTAGCGTAAGCGGTTCGGCTTGAGCGTTGGGTTATGCACTTTGAATATCCGGTAAAATACTAAAACTATTTTAATTATTTTGTTGACAACTAAAATTATTTAAGTATAATATAACTCAACGAAACAAGAAACCAACCGGAGATACTAAAATGAAACACATAAATAAAGAAGGAAACATCGTAGAATTAACCAACAAAAAAGCAACAAACAAAAATGGAAATGTCTTATTGTGGGTTAAATGCGAAAACGGAAACATGGTATCAATTTGGGAAGATGAATTTAAAAGGGATTTTAACCAAATATCATGACTCCATCAGAACAATGTAAGACGGCAGGGCTTAAAAGCCTTGCCGAATTGGTGAAGATAAGCGAAGTTTCAGAACAGACGCTTATCAACTGGCACAGGGATAAACCAAAGCTGTTTAAATTGGTTTTAGCGGGAGCCGTTTTGGAAAAGCACGGTACAGGTGCATAACGCCGTGTTAAGCGGCAAGCCGCCAACCAATTAACTTTAACAGCGCAAATGCGCTACATGGCGGCTTGTCCGCTTGAACTAAGAGTTATACATGACAATAGAGCTTTTTAATGAAGATTGCCTGGTTGTAATGTCGCGCTATCCTGATAAATATTTTGACCTTGCTTGTGTTGATCCTCCTTATGGAATAGGCGAAGATGGCGGCGCGAATAGGCGTGGTATAAGTAAGTTTATGAAAAAAAACTGGGATAGTTCGACACCTAACAAAGCTTATTTTGACGAATTAAAACGAGTGAGCAAAAATCAAATTATCTGGGGGGGCAATTATTTCACCGACAAATTGCCAATAACAAGATGTTGGGTTGCATGGGACAAAAAACTTTATAACTCTGATTTTTCAGACTTTGAGCTTGCTTATTGCTCTTTTGATAGGGGGACAAAGTTGTTTACATTAAGCAAAAATGGAGGAAGCAGAAAACCTCATGAACTGGCCGATTATATTCACCCGTGCCAAAAACCCGTAAAACTCTATGACTGGCTATTACACAACTATGCCAAAATAGGACAACGTATTTTAGACACGCACCTTGGCAGTGGATCAAGTGCCATAGCCGCGCATTATTTTAATGTTGATTTTGTTGGCTGTGAGCTTGACGAAGATTATTTTAACGCGGCTAAGAAACGCTTTGATATGGCGACGGCGCAAGTATCGCTTTTTGATGGCGCATAACGCCGTGTTAAGGCGACCGCCTATAGATGAAGGTGGAAAGCACGAAGAATTTTGAAACACACTGAACACGAACCGAGCCTATGGTGGCGGTTCGCCTTGAACTAAGAGTTATACAACATTTTGCACAGACTATGAATAACGATTTAATGTTCTCAAGTAATACCGACTTGTGGTCTACGCCTCAAGATTTTTTTGATAAGCTTAATATGGTTTTTAAATTCACGTTGGATGTATGCGCTTTGCCCGATAATGCAAAGTGTAGCCAATATTACACACCCGATAAAAATGGGCTTGAACAGGAATGGAAAGGCACATGCTGGATGAACCCTCCTTATGGACGCGAGATTGCCACATGGGTTGAGAAAGCTTATAAAAGTGCAAAGGAAAGCGGTGCTACCGTTGTTTGTCTGCTACCTGCGCGGGTTGATACCAAGTGGTGGCACAACTACTGTGCAAATGGCGAAGTACATTTTTTGAAAGGGCGGCTCAAGTTTGGTAATGCAACAAATGGCGCTCCATTTCCAAGTGCTGTTGTTGTTTTTAGGCCAACTGTGCGAGACGCTCTTAATGGTGCATAACGCCGAATTAAGGCCGACTGGCGCGGCATTATCGCGCCAGGTCGCGCCTTGAATGACTCGTTAGATGCTGGAGGTTGAGGAAATGACGCTTGAAGAAGCTGCGAAGTGGGTGGATAAAAACTGCACAGACGAGGCCGTCGCAAGGCTGCGCTCTCGCGCTGCCGCCAGTGCGTTGTTTGACGAAGTGCGCCGCCAAGAGGAATTGATTCACGACCTCGCCGGCGTGCTGTGGAGGCTTGAGGAATACGGCTACATCGGCCGCGAGGTTGATGACGACGAACGCGGGCAGTGCGAGCACTGGAGGGAGATTGGCCGGCAGTCGGTTGCGCAGGCGCGGCGGTCGAAGCGGAAAGCATCTAACGCTTAGCTAAGCTGACCGCTGAAGCGATAGCGTAAGCGGTTCGGCTTGAGCGTTGGGTTATGCACTTTTAAAATTATTTTTCATTTCCGGTAATTAATTTCTTGACTATTTATATACAATGTATATAATAGACACATCAAAACAAGAAACTAACCGGAGAAACAAAATGAAAAAAATGTCATCTACTGGAAAATATGGACCTGACGCAAAAACGCTAAAAGTTATCGGTGCTATGTTATTAAAAGAAATTAACACCGAAAAAAACGAAATAGAAGATATTGATATTGAAGGATGGAAATGGGAAGGACAACAAGATAAGAAAAAGGGAAGGGATATGTGGAACTTTAAGCATCTAAGAAAGGAAAACCAAAAAGCCTATAGAGATGGATACTATGGATAACAAAGCCAAGGCGGCAAGGAAATCCGCCGAACTTTCGGCGCGTGAAGCCGCCGAACTGGTTGGTGTTTCAATGGTGACTTGGCAGGTTTGGGAAGGCCAAACAAAGCGTAAAACAGAAATACCTTTTGCGACGCTGGAATACTTCAAGCTGGTAACGGAAACACACCCCACTCACTTGATGATTGAGCGTGGGGCATAACGCCAATTAGACAACTTAATAGGTGTATAACAAACAAACTCTATGAAAAAACTATCTCGTAAACGATCAAGCACCAATATCCCAGCGCATATAAACGCCGATAAATTGCCTGATAACGTATGGTTTGATATTACCGGCGCTGGTAAATGGAGAATAAACTTCTATAACGAATATCATCAGCGTAAAACAAGGCGCTTATGTGGTCCAGAAGCAACCTTATCTGAAATATGGCTTGCACCTAGATAAATACCTATTTTTAGGTATCAGCAGTAACTCTTACAATATTAGTCCCATCCGCGTAAATTATGGATCTCATACCATTTGCGACAGTGATACCTGTACCGGTTGCACCGATAAAGCGAATTGACCTGGCCGCAGTAACATTATTGAAAACGGTGTACTGTTTTGCTGCCAGTGGTAAAACAACGTCACGGGTGGCAGTAATATCAACACCTGATGTAAACTCTAGGATGTCACATAAAGATTCAGCATGAGTTAATGTGATGTTAGCCGCACTGGCAAAGCTGCGCGACAATTTACCAGATCCCAATTTTACCCAGGGCCTATGATCCTCGTAACTTGTGACTGTTGAAGCCCCAGTCACGACTTTATAAAGCGCTATGCTTCCCGGAGTAAATGCACTGGTATTTTTGCTGACCACACCGGAACGTGTAGCCTCAATGTAGTTTGTGGTTGATGCTGTTAGGGCGATTGTCCCATTGGCAATAGCTGTGCTGACCCCATCTACAATAAAGCGGCCGCCAAAGTAATCAAAACTCAATCCGCTAGATGATTGCCTACGGCCAAATCCTGCCGGGGCAGATACAGAGGTCATTAACTCGTTTACAGTAATTTCCTTACCGGCTTGTGCAGTCGTAAGCTGGGTTAATAATGGTGTTGAATCTGACATTGTTATCTCGTTATTGATATTTGTAATGGATAGCCGCGCCCAGTTACCTCTGAAACCTGATAAATTTTTAAATAAAGTGTTGCTTGGTTGCTGCCATAATCAGCCACTTGTTGAGCACTGGTATAAATCAGGTTTGGCGTAGTTGCTGTATAAGTTTTAATCAAAAGTGTATAAGTGCCACTGCTATTCCATAGCTCGATAACATAGGATTCTGTCGCCTCGCTCATAACTGCATCTACATAATCCCGCCATCCTGAAAACCGTGAACGGTAAACCCATGTCAGTGTCCAGTCATTGGTTGATGGGTGCCTACTACCGGTTAACTGCGCTGGAGACAGGCATTTTAAATTAGTTCCGCTGTATGTAAAGACCGTTCCTGGATCTGAATCCAGTTCGTAACCATAAGTAATCCCTCTATATTGCTTGCTAACGCCAATGGCTGACGAATTTAAACTGATAAAATCCAGCTGTGTTAGATCAAGTAAAATTACTGCATCATCAACCTCGTGCAAACCGGTAGACCATTCAGTCCCCGCCTGACCACGCATAAAATCCGATAAAATATAACTGCCGTCAACCTGCAATATACAGGTTTGCGCTGCGATTATTTCCCATCGACTATCGAGACCATAGGCAAACCAGTTCTGCCCGGCAAATAATTGAGCTTCAGTGATAGTAAATAAAGATCCACGATAAATTTTTACTGGAAGCGTACTGGACTTATCCAGCATGGTACCGCTATGCGTTGATAAAGTCCCGGTTGCATAGCCTATAATCGATCCTGGATTATTAGCGGTTGCCACGCTGTTCCAAAGCATTCCGCCATCGTCGCTTTTATACAGCACCCCGCCAGGCCATCTGGAAAAATAACCATTTAGTGCCGCCAAAAAACCAGGCTCATTGGTGCTATCCAGCAATACCGGTATATCAAGTAATTCGTATCGGGTAGGACCTACCATTTCCAATACCGGGCCTATTGATTGACCATTTTCGCCTAATGCCGACGCTGTGTATAGTGGCGAATGATTATATTTAGCCGTACACTCAAGGCACCCATCAGCACGGGTATTAACTGATGTAAGCCGTAAATTATAGGTTGTGGTATCACTGACAATGGTAATAATATCAGCTGGCTCCAGTGCTGCGTAGTCCGGTGGTAGGGTAAATATGACATCATGGCGCTCCATCCAATAAATATAAAGTAGGACTTCAGCCCGCTGGGACGCCTCATCGGCATTAAATACGATTGGTAAATCATAAGTCCTTTCATTAACAGCATCCGTGTTTATGCGCTCATAATATTGCTGATTGGCTTCATATTCACGGTTTATATCCAGATAACGCAGTGACACCTTTTTAGACATCATTAAATCCATTTCCCGACTATCAGTGATTTGCACACCTGTCCTGTCTCCAGCTGCACGCGCGTCCAAATTGGCAAGCGGGATAGTAACTACCGATACACCACCGCGCTTTTTAAACTTGATCTTATAACCTGACATCACAACATCAAAAGGAAACGCGGCCCGTAGCGGCTCAATTGCTCCCCGGATAGCCCCTGGTGTATTGACTTGATAACCTCTTACAGTGTCTGATAATTCAGTGACATCAATATCCGCTGTCGTTATTAAATTGCTTAACAGGCATTCTTGGGTAATGATTGATGCTAATGAAATTGAATTGGTTAAATTTTGTTTAATCCATGATCTAACAACTTTTGGATAAGCCGCTGTACCATCATTCATAACAAATTGACCAATTAAACTACCTCCTAAATCGTGTATTTCATTTGGATAAATACCGGGAATTGTGTTTACTGTTACTGGTCCTGGTATTGGGGTTTCAGGATTTAACAAGCCATCTATATAAACTAAATTCCCGGACTTGCGTAAATAAATTTTATTATTTGAAAATTGCCAATCTGGGGTATAAATAGAATAGGCGGACGTTGAATATTTAATACTGGATTTTAAAACCAGACTGTTTTTATCCCACACGACAAGATAAGGTATACTAAAATCATCTGCATTGTTAATAATAGCTATTAAATCATCATACGACAAACCAAACGCATTAAATTGTGCCCCTTGAGCAGCATTAAATGGGATAATAATCTCTACAGTATCGCTATTAGTGATATTAGATCGTGAAATAACAGGCGCTTGCCCTGAAACAAACCCCCCTGCAAAAAAGGCATAACCTGCACTGATATGGCAAAAATCCGCGCCGGTATTATCGGGACTAGGGCGGGCATGATAAAGCGTTTTAACACTGCGAAATGCATCATTATAAATTATGCAGACCCCGCCACCGCTTAAACCATGCGGCACACAAAGCACATCTATATCTGTTTTAGAATGACAACAACCAGGATTGTAAAACGGTCTTATTGTCCGGACATTTGCAACAAATTTACGCAAAAATATTAATTCACCACCAAAATAAGACGCATAAAGACTTATGGTAGGTAAATTTGTGCTATTCCAGTTGTCGGATACTTTCCAGACGTGCAACTCACCCGTAGGCGTTACATAGGGCGCTGACAAAAAATAAAAAATTCCAGTTGGAAAGTTTCCCTGATCATTGGCAAAAGTGAATTGCTCTTCACCATTACATATAAATTCTACTTTGACTTGCGCACCTAACAAAGAATTTCCATAATCTTCCAGGGGCAAATTATCAAAAACAATGTAAACCAATCCGGTATAAGCTGGCGTATTGTCAACACCCCTGTCCATCTGGATAAGAGGGTCTGGGAGTTGATCTCCTGAACCGGAATATAACGTAAAATATTTTGCATTTTCGTAGGATTTTATGACTGTTTCAAAATCCATGCTTTCAAAATCTATAAACACAGACGAGCCAATCCACATGCGTTTTATGCCAAAAATAGGCCCGCTTAGGCGCTGGCTAAAGCCAACGGCAAAAGACGCTGAATACGTAAAGGTTTTTGAGGTTGCACCGCCGCCAAACGCACCACCCTTACCGCCAGATTTAACCTCTGTTTCGGTTAATTTGTCATTAAGCAACCATATAATATTTCCGGTATGGGCAATATTGCCATAATCGTGCGGGATCGGAGCACCGTAGGTTGATGTCTGGATTGAAAGCTCATTCAGTCGCGGACCGATAATTTCCGGGGTTTTAGGAGGGTCAATCAGACCGCCAACCAGGCCGCCTATCATAGCGCCTATAGCA